TTTATATTGGAGATGCTAGTCAAACTGTAGATAATTTATTTAAAGAAGTAGAGAATAATAAAGATGCAAAATTAGTTGTAAATAATAGAGGTTGGCATGGAAATCAAACTCAATCAGGAAGTAAAACTTTAGTAAGTGGCTCTGTATATCCTATAATTATTTATTATGGTAATGCACCATCAGAAAGTAATTTAACTTTCCAATGGAGAGTAAGTGGTGGCTCATACAGTACAAATTTATCTTCTAATTTTGCTAATGGAAAAGATATTACAGATATTATTCCAAAAATTATTAAATTTGAATCTAATGCTGTTATAGACACTAACCAAAAAGTAATTGATAATGTAAAAAAACTTTTAAACCCAATGAGATCATTATTTACTTATAATAATGGTGTTTATAAACTTAAAATTGAGGGTACAGGCTCAGCAGTTAAAACAATTACCTCAGATCATGTAGTAGGTGGTGCAAAAGTTTTAGGAGAAAGAAAAAATAATAAATACAATCGTGTTATTGGAACTTATGTTAATCCATTTAAGAATTGGCAGAACGACACAGTTTCTTTTCCACCAGCAGACGATACTAATGTTGTAACTGAATTTAAACACGCAACAATGTTAGCAGATGATAATGATACTTTGCTTGAGGGTAATTTTCAATTTCCTAATGTAACCAATACTTATAATGCAGAAGCACTTTGTGAAGTAATCCTTAGAAGATCAAGAAACCAATTACAAATACAATTAACTTTAACATCAGAATTTTTAGAATTAGAAATAGGCGATATTGTAGCAATTACATATCCTAGTGGTGGTTTTGATGCTAAACCTTTTAGAGTGTTAGGTATTGAGATTAATGAAGATTTAACAGTAAATGTTCAGCTATTTGAACACCAAGATAATTTTTATGATTTTAATGAAAAAAATCCTATACCAACTATTGCAGATACAATCTTACCTAATATTAATTCTGTTCAAGCACCAGCTATATCAATTTCAGATGAACTATTTGAACTATTTGATGGTTCAGTTGTTTCTAAATTAATTGTAAATATAACAAGTACAGATGCTTTCGTAGATCAGTTTGAAGTAGAATACAAAGAATCAACCTCATCAAATTACAGATTAATGCGTAGAGGTACTAATACTATTGTAGAAAAATATCCTGTTAAAGAGGGAACTATCTATGATGTAAGAGTTAGAGCAATTAACTCTATAGGAATTAAATCTACTTACACAACTTCTCAGCATGAAGTGGATTCAGCATTTGAACCACCACAAGATGTTCAAAACTATTCAATAGATGTAGTTGGAGATAAATTACATCATACATTTGACCCTGTACCAGATTTAGATTTGGATTTTTACGAAATAAGATATACATCAGATACTACAGAAACTGCATACGCAAATACAGTTGTATTAGTTCCAAGAATAGGAAGACCAGCAACTTCTATTGTAACACCTTATGTTGCTAAAGGTAAATTTTTTATAAAAGCAGTAGATAAATTTGGAATCAGATCAACTAATTATGCAAGTCAATCTATAGCAACTCAAGTATTAGGAGAACGAATTGAAACAGTACAAACATTAACAGAAAATCCAACTTTTACAGGAACTAAATCAAATGTAAGTGTTGTCGATAGTACATTACAATTAGACACAGCACTCTTTGATAGTATTAGTGGAGATTTTGATGATGCTTTAGGATTCTTTGATGGTGGTTCTGGTACTATAGTTTCATCAGGAACTTATGATTTTAATAATACTTTTGATTTTAATTCAATATTAAAATTTAATGTTCTTATAGATGCTTTAGTAGTTAATAATATTAATTTTATAGATAACTTTGATTCTGCACAAGGATTGTTTGACAGTAGAGAGGGTTTATTTGATGGTGGGGAAAATGCCTCTATTGATACAAATGCAATTTTACAAATATCTACTTCTCAAAATGCAGTTGATTATACATCATATCAAGACTTTAAAGCTGGAGATTATGTTGCAAGAGCAGTTAAATTCAGATTAAAATTAACTTCAAGTAACACTCAAGAAAGCCCACAAGTTACACAACTAGCACTTAAATTATCTTTACCTACTAGAATAGAAAAAGGCTCTAATGTGTCTAGTGGAACTGATACTGCTGGAAAAACTATTACTTTTGGTTCAGAATATTATCAAACTCCATCACTAACTGTCATAGGGCAAGACATGGCCACAGGGGATTTCTTCACGATAAATTCTAAATCTACAAGTGCTTTCAATGTTGAATTTTTTAACAGTTCTGGTACTACTATTGACAGAACTTTCGATTATCAGGCAATCGGAATTGGACAAAAACAATGACACCAATAAAAGGATTTGAAAATCAATATTCAATAACTGAATCTGGTAAAGTATTTTCACATAAGAAAAATAGATTTATGAATTTGACAGATTTTAAAGGATATAAAAAAGTTAAATTAAGAGATAATAAAAATAATCAAAAACCAAAAAATTTTTTAGTTCATAGATTAGTTGCAGATGCGTTTATTCCTAATCCTAAAAATAAACCAGAAGTTAATCATATAAATTCAAAAAGATTTGATAATTCTATTGAAAATTTAGAATGGGCAACTAGAGAAGAAAACAATCAACACGCATGGGATTATGGAAATAAAAAGTTTGTAAAAACTGAAAAATTTGTTAAATCAGTTAGAAAGAACATATTAAAAGCTAGATTAAGCAGAAAAAATAATATAAAAGACTAAAAATGGCACAAGCAGATTACATAATTTCTAACCAAACTTTTCCTAATACAAGGGCTGATATTAATTCACACTTACAAGCAATCGCAACAAATAACTCTGGCACATCAGCACCAACTACTCAATATGCTGGTCAATTTTGGATAGACACAACTTCATCAACTTGGACTTTATACATACATGATGGTTCAGATGATATTCAATTTGCAACAATAGATACTTCAGCAAACACAGTTAATTTTACAGATTCAGCTTTAGATGTTGTAACAGATACAACACCACAACTTGGTGGAAATTTAGATTTAAACTCAAACGATATTACAGGCACAGGTAATATTAATATTACAGGAACAGGAACTTTCTCTGGCGACTTAACAGTAGATACAAATACTTTAAAAGTTGATAGCTCAAATAATAGAGTTGGTATTGGTACAGCTTCTCCTGTAAGAAAATTTGTAATATATGATAGTTCAGAACCTTATTTAGCTTTACAAAATTCTACTACAGGAACTGGTACTGCTGATGGTCTATTAATTGGAATAGGCTCTGTTAATTCTTTTTTTATAAATCGTGAAAATCAAGATTTATTCTTTTCTACTAATAATACAGAAGCTATGCGTATCACTAGTTCTGGTAATGTAGGTATTGGTACAAGTTCTCCAACAGATACTAATGGTTTTGGAAAAGCATTAGATATTCAAGGTTCTACTGGTGGAGCAATTTATGTTGGCTCAAGTGGAGATAGAGGAATATTTGCTTATGCTTCTGGTGAACAACATATAATTAATCCAAGTGCAAGTGGTACTACAAGATTTACTGTAAATGGTTCAGAACGTATGCGTATCGACAGTTCTGGTAATGTAGGTATTGGTGAAACAGCACCTCTAGGAAAAGTTCATATTAAAAGTGGAGACTCAGGAGTATCTTCTGTTGGTGGAGACAAAGACGAACTTGTTATTGAAAATAATACTCATTCTGGAATTACAACACTAGCAGGTGATAGTTATGAAAGTGGTATGTTCTTTGGTCATACTTCAGATACAAGAGCAGGAGAAATTTATACTCACTACACAAACCAATTGATGACCATTGGTACAAGAATGTCTGGTGGTGCTGTTAAATTTATTTCTGACAATGCTTCAGAACGTATGCGTATTGGAAGTGATGGTAAAGTATTAGTAAACACAACAAGTAATGGAACAGAAAGTAATTTAAATGTTCAAGGTCAATTTGGAATGTCTACTGCTAGAGGTTTTATATTCGAAACACAAGAAGGAAGAAATGGTTCTGGTTTTACTTCAATAACACTTCAATTTACAACAGGAGGAAATGGTAGAACTTGTTTTATAGAATCAATGGTAGGTTCTAGTGCTTTTTATCTACATCATATTGCTCATAAATATAGTGGTAATACCACAAATGTTTTAACTAATGATAATAATGGACCAACTGTAAGTTGGTCTGTATCTAATAGTGGAAGTAATACTGGTTCAGTTTATACTTATGTAGTGAACTTTCCATATGGTACTTCGCATCCATACGCAAAATTTAAAGTTTCACTTGGTGGATATATAACAACACCAATAACTTCACCTTCAATAACATTTACTCAATAATGATAATTAACCAACAACAATAAGGAGAAACAACATGGCAATAACATACGAATGGTCTTTTCCAAACTTTGAGACAGACTCAGAGAATGTAGTTAAGACAATACATTGGAGATATACAGCAGTAGATGGAGAACACTCTGCAT